AATATATATAAACAATATACAAATGGGAGCAGATTTAATAGGCGAATTAGTCGCTAACAATGGAACGTATTATTTAAATTCTGGTGGGTACGGCGGTAATATAGATCAAATTATTGTAAGAGGTGACAAAGTAATAATAGGAAAAATCTATGTAAATAGGGATGGTGAAGAAGTTGATATTATTAATGAATTATTATCAAGCAATATAGTTCCAAACGGTTTAAGAATAACACCTCAAAATAATGAAGTTTTTACAAGTGTGTTATTAGGTGATAGTGAAACCGGCTCTGGTCTTGAACTAGTTTTGGCATAATGGCAAATGTAAAGATATCCCAACTTACTCCAAAGGGAGCCAACCTGGCATCAACTGACCTCCTCGAGATATCAGAGTTCGATGGCTCAGGATATGTGACTAAGTCAGTAACCGGTCAAGATATAATCGATGCAGCTGCAGGTGGTGGTGTGACTGATGTGACTGCATCAGCTCCATTGGCATCAAGTGGTGGCACTACACCCGACATATCTATCCCACAAGCGGATGCAGGTTCAGATGGATATTTAACTTCAACTGATTATATCAACTTCACCAATAAACAAGATTTACTCGTATCGGCTACTAACATCAAAACAATCAACGGAAGTTCGGTTTTGGGGAGTGGAGATTTGGTTGTGAGTGCAACGGCTAATCCTTCAGTAGTTGCATTAAGTGCAACCGATGGAACTGCGGTGACGGGAACAACTACTGAAACAATATCACGATCTTTGTTAATACCGGCTAATACATTTACAAGTTCTGGAATGTTGGAAGTTGTAGCAAGGGTTTTAAAAACGGGAACTTTAGCAGGTCAAACATTTAGAATTTATAAAAACACATCAAACACTTTAACGGGTGCAACTTTAATTGGTTCTGTTTTAAGTGCGTCAACACAATTATATGCACAAGCAATCAGAACATTTAGAATAAATTCGAATACGTTAACTGGGTTAACAACATCAACAATTACTGCGGTTGATTATACTCAAAATGGAAATACAGAGATGTCAACGACATTTACTACATCGGTTGATAATTATATAATTTTTGCTATTCAAATATCTGGTACTTCAGATAGTTCAGTTATAAGAATGGCAAGAGCTACAAAATATATTTGATATGAACATAACAACGATACCAAACGGATTTTCCTTTAATGAGTTAATCTATTTATTTGATGGAGAAATCGAAGTGATTAGCGAAAGTCAGTGCCATGTGCCAACAAATGAAGGTACAATTTTACTTGACCTTTCATGCACCATTAATGAGGTTGAGTTCACTGATATCAATCTATTCATCCAAGCAATTCAAGGTTAATGGCACAAACACTCATCGCATCACCTCAGGAATTCTCACCGGCATACAATCAGCTGAAGTTCATTATTGATTCAACCAACAAGAACAAGTCAGGATTCAAGTATATCTTCCAAGTATTTGATGGAGGTACTGCAAATAAGGTGGCGGAGTATAAGGTCATCCCTCGCATCAATGATGGCTATGGTGAGCAGGATCTATCTAAGCTCATTCAAGCAAAAGTATCCTGGACATTGGATACCACATCAACTGCAACCATTAATGCACCTGAATCCAAATATGATTATGATGTCAAGATTGGTGAGGAATATACTGCTGAGTATATTTACACTGCCAACCTAACTGATAACTCAGGGAATGTCAGAATCTCAACAACCAATACATTCGTGGCAGGTGACCAGGTCATCATCACTCAAGCTGATGGTGGTGTGGCGAATCCCTTACTTGAGGGACTTCATACGGTCATCAGTGCAACCGGTTCAACAGTTACTGTGAATGTTGCATTCAGCTCCATTACATCCATCACAATCGATGGAGTGGTGAGGTACTCAGACAATCGCAAAATCATCACCGAGGATATAACAGTCATCACCGATCAGAGAGCATTCAACGGTGCAGTTCGTCATATGGATTGGATGTTGTATGATGAGAATGATTATGAGATGGATGGCATCACCAAGGAATTCGTGACCAACCAACCGCAATCATTCCACACAACACTTGGTCAAGATATGTGGTTTAATGGAAGGACTCGAGTAGATCATCAATTTGTTTTCCAAAACGATGCAGGGGATACATTCACCAAAACGATTGTGGAGCTCAACACATACACTCAGACGGGGGTAGGTCCCAACAACCTTGGTACATTAACGCCAAACATTGGAACACTCCCATTGATTAAGGCAACGACCAAATATTATGATGTGTGGTACAATAGCACTGCGACATTAGGACCTCAAGATTCCCAAAAGTATAGATTCTATATTGATGATAGGAAATTGATTGAGGAGTATCATGTTTTGTTCCTGGACCGACTTGGCTCATGGTCATCATTCGCATTCCAATTGAAGGCATATGAGAGAGGTGAAGTCACTCGAGAGATGTACAACAAGAACATTGAAGGATTTGTGAGTGGAGGACATTGGAACTATGGAGTGGAGGAATTCGGATTCCATTACTTCAATACGAATGTCATCAAATCCATGGACTTAAATTCCAATTGGATGGATGAGGGAATGGCTCAATACTTTGAGGAATTAATAACCTCACCGATGACTTACCTCAAGATAACAAAGTACCTTGCAACCGAAACGGGAGCAGTCATGGGAATTGAGGAAGAGGATTGTGTATCTCGCATCCCTGAATCAACCACATATGTTCCGGTGATGGTCACCAATAACTCATATGAGGTATATAAGCAAAGAAACAAGAACTTGATTCGCCAAGCAATCAACGTGCGATTCTCAAATCAGGACAACATAAATGGTTAGGATACAACTTGAGAATGGATACCTCGATGTAAAGGAAGGTACTGCATTCCCTCTCAACTTCTCAGTTGGGGATATCAGAGATTTGAGCAAAAGAAATGGAACATTCTCCAAGACAATCACATTGGTTGGAAGCAAGAACAACCATAACCTTCTCGGACATTATTACGATGTGAACATCCAGGAAGGAACATTCAACATCAACACGATCACAAAATGCACAGTGCTTCAAAATGAGATTCCAATTGTTGAGGATGCATTGCTTCAGTTGGTGAATGTACGGAAGTCGCAGCTCACCGATGCATATGAGCAACAAGTGGAGTATGAGGTATTGGTGAAGGATTCTCAAGCGGAGTTTTACACTGCCATCACAAACAATGAGCTGACTGATTTGGACTTCAGTGATTTGAATCACACCTTTGATGCTGCCACAATTTACGATTCATTTGATAATACAGTGAGTGATGGGTACAAATACCTACTCCCATACAAGAATTCACTCGAGTATTCAGTCAATGAATTGAAACCGGCTATATATGCCAAAACTTATTTTGACCGCATCTTCTCGAATGCAGGATTCACATACGATTGGACCGGCTTGAGTGCTGCCCATTTCGACAAATTAATCATTCCCTACAATGGGGATGTAAATGATTTTGATTACAATGATTACTTGGTTGAGGCATCCAATACCTGGACAACGTCCTATGCTCAACCGAGTGGAACAAATACCACATTCCAAGAGGTCATCACCGGATGGACTGAGATAACCGATGTACAGTCATTATTCACGCCTTTAACGGGGGAATATTCCACACCTTTCACATCGAATCCATTAGCCGGTCAATATTACCAATGGAAGATTGCATTGTCCGGGAATCTAATTCTTGATAACAACTATACACAAACTGCGGTATTGGCTCCATTAGTTGGTGGCTCAGCTGCATTCAATAGATATCGAGTATTCGCAAAGGTAAACGTCAATGGATTTGGGAATGGTACAGTGTATGGTGATCCAATCACAATCGCATATGCACCTGCATCACCTCTTCCAATTGGAAATACAGTCATTCAATCCATATCAAGCACATTGGACTTCTCGGTCCTTTTCAATTCAGCAACAAGTACACCGGTTATCAATGCTTCGGATATTCAGATACTGAGCCTTGGGGTTGAGGTTGTGCCATGTCTTGATGCTGCTGGTACCATCCCAAGCAACTTACTAAATTTGTGGGTGGGGAGCACTTCGGGATTCGCCCAGGTGAATGTTATTCTTGACCTTACATCAATCAATGTGCAGGTACTTCCATCTGATAATATCCAAGTGATTGGAGGGATTCAAGAGGTGAATGATTTTGTACCTCTCAAGGTGAAGCAATCTGATTTCGTGAAGTCAATATTTCAGATGTACAACTTATATGTTGACATTGATCCCAACCAACCAAATAAACTCATCTTCAATCATCGAGATGAATTTTATGATTCAGGAGCTGAGAGAAATTGGACTGCTAAACTAATGAAGGACAGAGAGCAAAATCTTGTTTTCCTTCCGGATGTCACAAACAAAAAATTAAAACTTACATATAAAGAGGATACCGATTCAGCCAATGCGGTGTATACTCAGATGACCAATGAGATATATGGTCAGATTGAATACACCTTTGACAATGAATATGTGAAGGATACGGATACCAAGGAATTGATATTCTCACCAACACCGGTCACACGCACTCCATTCAATGCATATGTTCCCATGATTAGCGGTCAATCACCAAGCGTGAATATCCGCATTTGTTATGATGGAGGTCAACAGTCATGCAACCAATGGAATCTGATTGAGGATGGCAGCAATGGGATATATGGGATTCAGGAATATCCTGCGATTGGTCACTTTGATAATCCATTAACACCAACCTTTGATATCAACTTTGGAACGTGCGACTATTATTTTTACCAAGTGCCAACCTTGACTGCCAATAACCTATACAATTTGTATTGGAGGAGAACAGTAAACCAAATTAATGTAGGCAAAATGCTCACTGCATACTTTGACTTGAGAGAGGATGACATCCAAATCATGAAGCTCAATGATAAGATTCGCATCGACAATTCATGGTGGAATATCAACAAGGTAGTTGATTACGATGCCAACAACAATGCACCCACTAAGGTGGAGCTTATATCGATTGATTCTGATATTGACTTGGCACCATTCCAAACTGCTCCAGGTACAACAACCGGAGGCAATGTTATCAATGATGCAGTGACCAATGCACTACGTTCAGCAACAATAACCAATAACACTGTATTAAATGGAGCTGATGTCATCATCAGAGGTGAAGGCAATGCAGCTCTTCCCAATGTGAGAGGATTAATCATTGGAGATGGTCAGACATTGGACCAGGATGGAATCATCACACCTCGCATCAATGGAATATTGACTGAGAATGCATTGATTCAATACACGAAATACGTTGCTCTTTTGAATCAAGTGAGTACATCGGCACCAACCGCAATCATATTTGAGAATGCCTTGACCGCAATCACCTGGACTCGCACCGCAGTTGGTGAGTATCTTGGTACTCCATTGATTCCATTGGATACATTGACTACCTTTGTAACTATTGGCAACACTGAGCATGATTATCTTGCAACTGCATACATCAATACTGATGGTAATGTGGTGGTGAGAACAACCAAAACTTCCAACCATCACCATACCGATGGAAGGCTTAACTATTCACCTTTAGAAATCCGAGTATATGAGTAATGAGGTAGCAATTGACTTAACGTTAAACGGGGTAGGCTCCCTCAAGTCACAATTAAAAAGTTTAAAGGCTGCGATTGCTGAAGCAAGTGATCCTGCTCAAATGGATGCACTCGCAAAGAAAGCGGGAGAGGTATCGGATAGGATAAAGGATGCTAATGATGCGGTGAATGTATTCGCATCAGGTTCAAAATTTGAGCAGATATCTTCATCATTTGGAGGTATCAAGGATTCAATCATGTCATTGGATTTTGAAGAGGCATCACAAAAGGCGAAGACCTTCCAAAAAGTAATGGGAGGAATTGGTAAGGCAGATATCTCCACTGCATTGAAGGGACTTGGAAAAACAGTCATGACTCTTGGAAGTACATTCATGAAGTTAGGAGCTCAGATTCTCATGAATCCAATATTCTTAATCACTGCGGTTATTGTTGCTATTGTGGCATCTATTGGAATATTCTTGAATAAGATTGGTGTACTTGATAAGGTATTATCAGTATTGATGTATCCAATCAATTTACTTATCCAGGGATTCAAGGACCTTACTGATTGGTTGGGATTGACTCAATATGCAGCAGAGGAGAATGCTGAGAAAATGGTTGAGGCGAATAAAAAAATACAAGAATCATCCAAGGATAGGGATGCGGTCACAAGTCAAATGTACTCCAATCAAATCGCATTACTCAAAGCTCAAGGAAAGGATACCTACAAAACCGAAGTCCAAGCATCCATGGCAATGAGCTTATCAGCTAAGGAAAGATATACCTCAGCGAAGAAAGCATTGGATGCACAATTAGCACTTGGAGAATCAGCAGATAAAGAAAAACTAAAAGAGTTAAGAAAGCAACTTGCCGATGAAAAAGCAATCATTGTCCAAGGGCGTTCTGATCGTCAGATATTAGCCATCAATGATGCTAATGAAGATGCAGCGGCAGCAGCAGCAGCAGCACAAAAGGCAGCGGATAAGAGAAAAGAGAATGCAGCTAATCGATTATCAGCGGAGAGAACAATCATTGATAACCGTATCGCATTGGTTGCTGAGGAAACCAAGAGAGAATTGCAAGAGATTCAAGAGAAGTATCGCAGACAAATTGAAGATATCAAGAAAAATGAGAAGCTCACTGCAAAAGAAAAAGAAACACTCAAGAAACAAAGTGAGGACCTACTCGCAAAAGCTGAATTAGATTTCCAAGCTAAGCAGACAAAGATTGCTGAGGATGCCGGAAAAGAGAGAACCAAAAAAGCTCAGGAGGAATCAGATAAAAAAATTGCAATTGCAGATGCTCAATGGTTGAGATTGCAAGAGCTCACACTTAATGCAACTGAATTCGAAAAACTAAAACTTCAACAGAAATTTGACGAGGAGGTTGCAGCTGCCGGTACCAATGGAGAACTTATTAAGGCATTAGAAACTCAACTTCAAAAAGACCTGAATGATATTGATAAAAAGGCAGCAGATGAGAGTGTAAAAATAAAAGAGGATGAAGAGAAAAAGAAACGAGAGGCACAACTTAAAACTGCTAATGATGCATTGAGCATTGCTGAGGATGGAGTGAAATCAATCCAAGCTCTTGGTGATATCGCATTCGCAGCGAAGATGAAGAATGTCAAGAAAGGAAGTAAAGAAGAGGAAGCTCTTGCCAAGAAACAGTTCACATTCAACAAGTCAATGCAATTGGCAGGTGCAGTTGTGGATGCTGGTAAGGCGGTTACCGCTTCATTGGCAGCAGCTCCATTGGCAATTGGTGTGGTACCCAATCCGGTTGGTATTGCCAACCTTGTTGCAACCGCAGCAATGTCCGCAGCTAATATTGCCAAGATAGCATCAACACAATTTACATCAACATCCGCACCACCACCACCGGATACTGGAGGAGGAGGCAATACTTCGGTATCTTCATCAGTTCCATCATTCACACCTGGTAACTTGTTTGGTCAAGGTAACAATCAGAACAATGTCGAATCAAGTGATTCCAACAATATCACCGTTACTGCAATTGTAAGTGAAACCGAAATAACATCCACTCAAAACAAAGTAAGCAAAATCCAAAAATCCTCAGAATTATGATATCATATCAAGCACTCACCGATGAAATAATTGCATTTTATAATGCACACCTCCAAGTTAAAAAGGTAGGTACTGATTTCAAGGAACAGTTATTCAACTTTGCAACCAAGGATGAGAAGTACCCTCTTGTGTATATCGTGCCGGTGGATGTCATTGCAAGTGATAACGTGAACTTAATTAACCTGGAGATATATTGCTTTGACATCATCCAAAAGGATCGTGCTAACATCACCACAATTCTCTCAGATACTCAGCAGATATTGAATGACCTTTACTTGAATTACACATTCTCATTGATTGATACTGATTTTGATGTGGAAGGATTCCCTACCTTTACACCATTGAATAATGACCTCTTGGATTATGCAGCAGGATGGTTGATGAACATTACATTTGTGATTCCTTCATGGACCGATTGCCAAATTCCAAAACAAATCGGTGATTAATTATAATATATAAGTATGGGAGTTTACAAAAATACCGGAGAATTCAACATCCTTTATCCAACGAGAAGGAAGGTTGCTAATGTTTTAAGGAAAGTAATCAAGGATGAAGGACTTATTGATTCAGGTACTTTGTATGAATCAGTGCGTATCAATGCCAAGGTGAGCCTTGAGGGGAATCTTCGTATTGAAATACTCGCAGCATATTACTTTGGATTCCTAAACAACGGTACAATCAGTATCGCACCATTCCATTTGGTTCGTAAATTCAACACTGCACTTGAGCAGAGTGGATTGATATCCGAAATGTATGGGCAGTATGTGAGTAAATTGGCTCAAACATTCCCTATCCTGGAACTTGGTGGATTGCTTCGTAAAAAAGTGAAAGTTATATATGACTTCCAACCTTTGTATGGAGAGTTTTGGGATGCTCTTGATTATTAGATTTCAAGCTCCTTCCTCATTGCAAGGAAGTTGAATATCAATACAAGTTTTGTATCGGTGATTGCATCAAACTTTGAAAGGTCACCATCACACATGGTCCATATCAACTGCTCCCATCCCCACTTGGATGCTTTCTTTTCTTGTTCTTGTTCCTTCAATTCTTCAGGATCATCAATCACTTCATCATCCTCAAAGGATTCAGTCATCAGATTGGCATGGCTATCCAGGAAGTTTTGTCTAAACTGAAGATACTCAGGTATCAATCCAAATACTGAAGTGATTGGATAGTCATCGAATAGATGCACTCTCTCAGTTGATTTGAATTTATATGGCTCAGTAATCACATTCCCCCATTCATCAATGGATGTCTTCCGGTAGAGTATCGCACATATGTTTCTCAGATTTTTGATGTAGTCATCAGTGACGAATGATTCCAATGTAATGAATTCACCGAGAGTGATGTCAACAAATGGCTTGAGCTTCAATTCACCGAGCTGATGTTGATATCTCTTGGATGGTTCTGAGGTCATCCATGCAAGTTGCTTGGTCAGTTCCTGGAGTTCATCCAATTCAATCTCATCAAGCTCCTCAATGGGAAGGTCAGAGAGGATGGAGAGCACATCGGTATTGTATTGCAGTGTACCATCCTCAAGGTTTAATGACCTTATCTCAATGAATTGTTCAATCGTTACTTGGCTCCACTGCTTCGGGAGATTCAGATTGAGCATGAGATGCGATTTTTTCGGTTACGAATACTAAGTAAGGGATTGCGATTTCAGCTTTCAATTGCTTGAAAAGTTTTGATTTATACTTGAGATGAGCTTCCGCATAATGCTCGGTATTTGATAAGTCAGTTCGTTTGAACATTAATGCCAACAAATCACTAATCCAATTGTTTGACTTGCGACCAATTATCTTCTCAATCATCTTGGTATCCTTCACTGATATCTTCATCTTCGCTTCGTAGGTATATCCTTCCAATTCGATTGACTCAACTGCATCCTTTTTCTCATACTTACTTGAGTTGAATTCCTTCACCTTGTCAATAAACTCGGATAGGTCCACATCATTGTCATCCCATTCAGATTCCTTCACACCAAAGTATTCAAAAATCTTGATGTAACGGTCAATGTTATCAAGCTCTTGGTTGTTGGTGATTTCAGTTACTTTTTCGAATTGTTCAATGGTCAATTCATCCATTCTGTTGGGTATCTCCCTTTCAAATATTTTTATCATATGTGTAATTTATGAACAAAAATACAATTTTTTTAATATATACATGACCAAAGACCTACCTATTTACAAAATTACAATTGATCCGGAATATTCTGATGGGGAAGATTTAGGTATTGAGCAGATAGCTTTCACCTCACAACCTGCAATCAAGGTCAAAGGGATGGCGTTCCAACAAGCTGAGAGAATGGTGTTCGCTGATGATTTGAAGTACCGCATCACTGCTCCGGCAATGATACCGATGGAGATATATCGCAAGGATAATGAGCAGGGTGATTATTATGTATCATTCACTGAAGAAACAATCGCAAAAATTCATGAGAAGTTCATGAGTGACCTTCGCAATCGTGACCTTTTCAACCTGGAGCATGATACATCCAAAACAGTTCCTGCATATATCCTTGAAACATGGGTGGTTGACAATCCAAAACAAGACAAAGCATTCTCAACATTTGGCATTGAAGTTCCAAAGGGTACATTGATGGTAACTGCTCAGATAACTGATAAAGAGTATTATGCTGAATTGGTTGCCAATGATCAAATCGGATTCTCAATTGAGGGATTCTTGGGATTGAAATTAAGTAATCAATTAAATAAATATAACATGAACAAATTACCTGACGGGGAGCACTTAATCGATGGCAAAATCTACGTTGTTGTGGATGGAGAAATCATTGAGATTAAGGATGCACCAATTGAAGAGGTTGCAATGGAAGAGGTTGCACTTGAAGAAACAGTTGTTGAAGAGGAAGCTCCAGTTGTTGAAGATGCAGTTGAGGAAGAAATGGCAGTTGATCCAGCATTGGATTCAGAGGCTATCCTTGCAATCGTTACACCATTACTTGAGGAGAGAGAGAAAGCAATCATCGCATTGATAGCTGACCTTCGCAACCAAATGGAAGAAATGATGATGCCGGAAACGGAGGATGAAGTCGAAATGACTGCAACCAAATTATCCACACATGAGAAATTCAGTGCGGTTAGTAAATTTTTAAGTAATAATTAATAATAAACAAAACAAAACAAAACAAAATGAGCAGAAAATTAAGATTCGACTTGGACATTGATGCATCAGCATTATTACAAGCAAACAGCGAGGCATTCTATTCTCGTGCGTATTTACAAGAGGAAACGGTTGACAACTACCGTACACTTCCAGGTATCAAATACAAAACTAAAATTTCCAATGTAACATTTGGTCAGGTTTTACAAGCAGAGAACTGCGGATGGAACGCATCAAATGATGACCTCGCTTCAGTTGAGGTAACGGTATGTGGATTATCGGCCATGGCAGAGATCTGTCAATTCCAGCTTGAGCAGTCATTCGTTTCATTGCAAATGACAAAAGGATCTAACGGTGATTTCACTGTTGCATCTTTCATGGATTACTATTGGGGAGAAATGGCGAAAACAATCGCTGAGAACGTTGAAAAATTACGTTGGTTAGGTGATACGGAATCTGAGGTTGATGCATACGCATTGTGTGATGGTTATGTAAAATCATTGGTTGCTGATTCAGCTAACGTGATTGACATCGCATCTCCAATCGCAATCACTCCATCAAACGTTCTTGCTAAATTGGCATTGGTTTACGCTGCTATTCCTGCTGCGGTTATTGCTAATCAAGAGAACTTGAGAATCTATGTATCTTCACCGGTAGCTACGGCATATCGTGCTGCGGTTGCTGCTGCGAATACTCAAGCCAACTTGACTCAAGCATTGGACTTCTCTTATTTGGGAATCAAAATGGTATTGTGTCCAGGAATGGGAACAACATCTAAAATTGTTGCTACGTTGAAAGATAACCTTATCTACGCATTCGATGCTGAAGGTGATGGTAAAGCGTTGAGAGCTATCAATTTAGCTGATACAGTTGCTGAGCCGGTTATCCGTACTCGTGCAAACATGAAAGTTGGATTCACTCATGTGAATGGTGCTGAGATCGTATTCTACAATTCAGCTGCGTAATATTCTTTGAGGGGATGAAATACTCCCCTCTATTTTTAAAAATTTAAAACCCACTTTTATGTCTTGTGAGAACTTGGAATCTATTGTGAAATCTTGTAGCAATAATTCAGGAGGAATTTTCAAAGTGTATATAAATCAACAAGATAACATCGATGGATTCACTTTGGACTCAGCTCCAAATACATGGACCATTGATAGTATCACCTTAATCGTTGGTGGTGATTTATACACTGAATTTGAAATCCGCAGAAATACCGGAAGTTACACCGAGGATGCAGCAATTGACCTTGTCAATGGTTCATCATATGTAACTGCAACAATCAGCTTGATGTTCCACCGTCGTGACCAATCTAAGTCACAAGCAATCAAAGTGCTTGGTGCAGGACAACAATACCTGAATGCAATCATCGAAGATGCAAATGGTAAATTTTGGTACTTCCCATATTTACAATTGAGTGCGGTTGGTGAAGGTTCCGGAACGGCTCGTGCAGATGGTTCGAAATACTCAGTGACATTGATTGCTGAGAATGACTTCCTTGCATATGAGGTTGATCCAACAATTGTTAATGCATTGATTGCTTAATCATTTCAATTACAAAAATAGAGCCATCCATATCGGGTGGCTTTTTTATTTATAAACATTTTCGTTGCTAATTATAATATAATAGTATGATTTACATTGATAAAGGTGAGGTGAATTCCATCGTGCTTACTTTAACTGAGGTGAGCACATTGTCTAATCCGTATTATTTGTTCGTTTTTGAGAATGAAATGGATACCACCAACGATCCAATCCTATTCACCACCGCTGATATCTCCAATTGGAAGGAGAGATTTAATCTCTTTTTATTGGATGAGCCGGTTGATGTGATTTTGGTCAAAGGACAATACCGATATCAAGTGTATGAATCAACAATTCCACCAACATCTATCCAGGACACGACCGAAGTGGTCATTGAGGAGGGGAGAATGGTTGTAAGTGGTGCAATACAAAACTCAATCTACGATTAACATGGGATTTTTTGACCGATTTAGAACAACAAAACAAGAATCACCGGAGATGGTGGAAGGATATCAGTCCTTTTCAACACCATTTCTTAAAATTGGTTCGGGGAATTTATCTCTTCCATATGTTAATGGGAGGCATCAGACCAGTGGATGGATTCCATTCGGGGATTCGAATTTATTTCCTTCCGTCCTCAACCAATTGGTATACTCATCACCTTTGCATGGCTCCATTGTGGACTACAAAACCAATGCAGTAATTGGTGGAGGGATTGAATTGAGAGCAACAACGGCAACACCTCAAGAGTTACTTGATTTATATACATTCGAAAAGAAATCTCGACTCAAGAAAACAGTGAGAATCACAACCGAGCAATTGATTGTGCACAATCGTGTTTACTTTAAACTGTACTTTGATGAGAAGATGAAGCTCACTCGCATGGAGAACGTATCTCCGGATAAAGTGAGAAGAGGACAAAATCCTAACAACTACTTTATTTGTGATGATTGGGCAGCAAGAATCGATGTGCGTGACATTCAAAGATATCATCCAACCTGCTCAGACCGATGCCAATTATTTGTGTATGAGGTTGAGTGTTTAGGTCAAGAGTGGTATCCGCTGCCGAAATACACCAGTTGTTTAAATTTTGCATATCTCTCGGGCGAGTTAAGTTACTTCGCAAAATCGAATATTCAGAACAGTGTGTTCCCATCATTCGCAATGATGTTCCCTAAGCGACCACAATCTGAAGAGGAGAAAAACGTCTTGAGAAACACAATTGACAAAATGAAGGGAGCTGCCAATGCTGGGAAAGCAGTTGCATTCTTTGCTAATTCTCAGGACCAATTGCCGAAGATTGAAAGCATTCCAACCAATCAAAATGATAAGCTATTCCAGGAAGCATCCGGATTGAATACTGAGCAGATTTGTTTTGCCCACACAATTGATCCAATCTTGATGGGAGTTCGCACAACGGGTTCACTTGGTTCAGGTAGTGATATCAAACAAGCATATGTGATATTTGAGAAGAATGTCGTGATGCCATTGAGAGATCAAGTCACTGATATCTTCAACGAGATACTTCGCATTGCAAGAATCAACGCAGATTTCATGGTCAACAATTTCCAAATCATCAATGAAACAATCGTTGAGGTGGAAGGTGATGCATCCAAAACTCAAGATGCATTGAATGCGATGAGTCCATTGGTTGCAACCAAGGTACTTGACACCATGACACCAAACGAAGTGAGAGCATTGGCATCGTTACCTCCATTGGAGGGAGGAGATGTGATTGCAAGTAATCAACCACAAACACCTCAAGCATAATGTTGTATTTCATCACCGAAACCTATCTAAAAACAAACACACCAATCACTGCCAATGTGGATGTGACTGATGTGACTCCATACATTGCGACTCAAGCACAATTGAGAGTGATGCCAATCCTTGGGACTGTCTTTTATGATCACTTACTTGAGGCATACAATGACCAAACATTAACACCGGAAGAGGAAGCTCTTGTTTTGTTTATTCAACCGGTGATTGCATGGCGTTCAGCTGAGGATGCAATATTTGGATTGACGTATCAACTCAAGAATAAAGGACTTCAAACTCAATTTGGTGATAACTCATCAAATGTATCTCGCAGTGAGGTTGCATTTGGCATGGAGCATTATGCTCAGAAAGCATCATTCTTTGAGATGCGATTGATTCGATACCTGGTAAAGAACAAATCAGAATATCCAATATTTACATCACATGAGAATCGAGATACTGACCTACGTCCTCAGATTGATTGTCATATGTGTGTGGGGAATTGCTTCATGAATGGAGTGTGGTCATGTGGCTACCCAACTGATAACGGTTACAACAATTCAATCATGGTCCTATGAGGCAGAATGTGTTGATTATGTTTGCTTCGTTTTGGGCGGTACTTTCACCGGTCATGCCAATGATATACTTAGCCATGTTGGCTATCTTCATTGATACCTGCTTTGGTATTTGGAGATCAGTAAAAAAAGGAGGATGGAAAGCATTCCAATCTCGCAGGTTATCAGATACAATCAGCAAGTCATTGTTATATGGTGGTGCAATTATGTTCACCTTCCTAATTGAGAAGTATATTGCAGGTGATATCATCTCTGAATTCATCTCTATTGAGCTAATCATGACCAAAGTATTCGCATTCTTTTGTGTGATGGTTGAAATCAAATCAATCAATGAATCATATGAGAGTGTGACCGGGAAGAATGTCCTTGCAGCTCTTCGCAAATTTATCACCAGGACCAAAACTAACTTAGACGAATTCAAATGAAGTTGGACATCAGCAAAATCAAGCAAGTAAGGTTGAAGGACAACCAATTCTTCAAAGAGGAATCACCGAAATCACAAATATATCTTCACCATACTGCCGGGAATGGCAATGCTGAAGGTGTAAGTCGCTATTGGAATTCAAATGAAACGAGAATCGGGACCGCTTTTGTCATTGGTGAGGATGGAACAATCGTGCAATGCTTCAGTTCAAAACATTGGGCATGGCATTTAGGGATTGACAACCAAGATTTCGTTACAAATGGTGCCAAGTATACCAATCTCAACAAGACATCAGTTGGAATCGAGGTGTGTAATTGGGGATACCTTACCAAAAGAGGTGATAAGTTCTACAATTATGCAGGTGGATTGGTGAAAGCTGAGAATGTTACGACATTAGATCAACCATTCAAGGGATTCAAACACTATTATAAGTACAGTGATGCTCAAATTGAGTCACTCAGACAATTAGTTGTATATTTATGCGATACATATGATATCCCTAAGGACTATAATGATTCCATTTGGGGTATCGATAAGGATGCATTTAAGGGCATGAGAGGGATTTTCACACATAACTCGGTACGGAAGGATAAAAGTGATATGTATCCATGTCCACGAGTGATTGAAATGCTTAAAAATTTATGAGATACATACTGATTCTTTTCATCCTGGTATCGTGTTCAGCAGAGCACCATCTCAACAAGGCAATAAAGAAAGGATACAAATGTGAGGAGGTAGCAGATACCATCCGCATCACTTCGGTTGATTCATTTCCGGTGATTGTGAACAATGAAATTGTTTGGGAGAGATACATCACTCAAAAGGATACCGTTGTAATGTGGAAAACTCACTATATTCCCCGCACCCGTTGGGAGAAAAAAATCGAATATAAATTAAAGAGAGATACTATCCGCCAAATTCAAAAGGTGGAGGTTGCCAAATATAAAAGCGAGAAGAAATCTAAAGCGAATATTTGGTTATTTGTTATTGGGTTTGGACTCGGAATATTCACGAGATACCTGTTAAAATATGCTCAAAAAGCACTCTAAAAACATTCACGAGCTTCACCTTGATGGAGAGAATGTACAACTTGCAATGATGTCTGACCTTCACTGGGACAATCCGAAATGTGATTGGGATTTATTAAAGCGAGATTTCGACTATTGCCTTGAGAATGATATCAAGGTCATGGTGAATGGTGATTTCTTTTGCTTGATGCAAGGGAGAGGTGATAAGCGAGGCAACAAGTCCGACATCCGACCTGAGCACAACAATGCCAAGTACCTGGATAGCATAGTTGAAACCGCAGTTGAATGGTTTAGTCCATACGCACATATCCTCACTGTTGTTGGGTACGGAAATCATGAAACCGCCATCATCAAATATCAAGAAACGGATATCCTTCAGCGATTTGTGGACCTACTTAATTATAAGAATGGCAGCAATGTGATGACCGGAGGATATGGTGGTTGGTTGATCATCCATCAGAAATATAACTCAAGCTCTTGGACCACATCAAAGGTCAAATACTTCCATGGATCAGGTGGTGGTGGTATCGTTACCAAGGGAGCAATCAACTTGACCAGGTCATTGGAGATGTATGAGGACTTTGATGTCTTTACCATGGGACACATCCATGAGAATGCGTGTCGTAATGATGTGAGGGATACGGTTGTTCATTCACCGAAGCATGGATACGTTAATCACCATAAGAACATTCACTTGATGCTCACCGGAACGTACAAAGAGGAGTATGGTGATGGCTCGAAAGGATGGCATGTTGAAAGGGGTGCACCCATCAAACCAACCGGAGGAAGAATCTTGACAATACATTCAAAAGAATTCACCAAAAATGGTGTGAGAAAAATGCATAAAAGTATCGACTCAATCAAATTTCCTTTGTAACTTAGCACCTCATTAGCGTGTGTAATTGGGGGTATCGGAAACGGTACCTCTTTTTTTATGGGTATAACCTTATGTTTCATATCTTTATTTCAAGGTATAGCCTGATATTGTGTCGCATATTTAGTAGATATTTGCGACATTTCCGTCACAAATTTGTCAAGTTTATGTGACAAAAAACTGGACATTAATCGGTAAAAATCCGATTATCTGCATGAATTTTACCTTTGTTTTGTGACAAAAAACGTCACATTTTACCTTTGTTTTGTGACATTATAATGTGAGTTTGCACATTATTCTATCCATAACTGGTCATATAAAGGTCAAAAACATATTATAATGTGCTTTTTAAGACACTTTGATATACGAATATATCCGCATTTATACGAAAAATATACGCAATCAGGTATAATTAATTGTTTTTCCTTTACATTATATGTTTTTGCACCCTATCGGGTAGAATTAATCAAAATTCCTATACATGAGCACCCTATCGGGTACGTTTTAAACCTATTAAAATAAGGCATTCACAATTTATTTTGTTCAAAACTGAAAAAAAAGTTGAAAAAGTTTTGCAGTTGTGAAACTTATTACGATATTCGCAGTATAAATTTAAAAAACACCGCTATGAAAAAACAAGAAATGATTAACACTATTATTCAATCAGAAAAGTTACTATGGGAAAACCTGCAAGAATGCATTGATAGATTAGGAATGAATGACCCAATTACAGATGCTGCCGTTGCACGTTGGGCAGTGGTACATAACTTAGTGCAAAAACTTGGATTAAAATGAAAACTACACAAAAACAAAAGGATGCTTTAGATGCATTTATTCCAGTTGCATTATTCTTGGTTGTAATGCTTTATTTTATCTCAACGAGACCAAACTATATCCAAGAGGATAAAGTCATTCAGGACATCCCTGAGCACGTTCAATCAAAGGTATTGGATGGATATGGAGAATTGATAATTAAACACTCAGCAAAATGAATTGGAAAAAAGAGATTGATCGCATTCAATTGGACATCACTGATGTGGACCATTCATCCATGGTTGCCAATTATAAACTTGGTGCAATATACTTTCGAATTGATATTGATTGGTGGAAGAGCAATTATGATTTTGAAACCTGCAAATATGATATCGACATCAATGTGAAGGGTGGAGCTTGGTGGACCGATGAATTCCCGGATGATAAGGTCATGGAATTTGATCCATCATACAAGGATTGGATGCTCAACATGATTGAATGCTTGATGGATGAGAATGACTTCCTAAGTGAATACACTTGGGGGAATGATAATGATGAAATAAATTGGGAAGATTATGGTATTTAATATTCAACGAATGAAATGGTTTTGGACAACCAAGTCATCACACGAATACATCAGAGGTACATTTAATGAGGAACTGTACAAGAGAATATGTGAAATAAAATTTAATCAAACGTTATGACACCATCAGCATTAGAATGGTTTTTAATTGAATTCAAAAAACAAGTTTGGTTTGAGCCTAATTCAGAACTTGACATTTGGATAAATGATTTAATGCCAAAAGCCAAAGAAATGGAGAAAAAAGAAAAACTTCAAAGGCAATTATTTATAGGTAAAGTATCCGAGATAATTGGATTTGATAAAACATTGGAACTATTAAAAGAATCAAAACAAGAAATCGAAAAGCTATGAACTATAAACTAACATACACAATCGGAAAAAGAACAGTGCAAGAATGGTACTTCCATTCCAAGTCACTTGCATACTGGATGAAGTCAGAGCTTCTCATCAAGGGAGGATATGAAATGGGAACATTTAAAGTGGAGGAGGTATGAATCAGCATCGAATCATGCGAGTGATCAAGCTCATTGATTTCCTCCGGGAGAAACCTCGATTTGTTAATACAATTGCCAGGTATCTTGGAATCAGTGAGAGGTCAGCATATCGATACCTGAAGATGTATGAGCAACTCGGATACCAGGTGGAAAAAGATATAAACAAGAAATACTTTATAAAATGACGAAGAACGATAAAATAAAAGCAATCAAACACATCATCCAACGAGATGGATTGGATGTGCCGAGTAGACATCAGGTATTCACAATGAGAAGAAGGTATCTCATGGCAGAGCTGAGAGCATTGAATCTCCCATTTCATGGAATCGGTGAGTATTTTAATCGAGGTCATGCAACAGTGATGCACAATATCAACCAACACAATTGGGCAATTGAGAGTGGTGATCTATATTACATCACAGTCATTCAAGATGATATCGATGAGCTGAATGGAAGTGCTCATGTCAAGAAAATGAGATTCTTGAGAGATGAGATTCTGAAATGTAGGTCATACAATCAGCTCAAAGCAATCAAAAGGAGAGTGCTGAGGAATGAATACGAGGAACTATTGACCACTGATGCGTGACGATGTGACACATCCCTTATATAGGGTACCTATACAATTAGTCAGTTTTATCAAATGGGCATCGAGTTTTTTCATCGTCACATCGTCACGCTTTTGCTCAAAGTCAATACCACATTAGGATATAGGCGTGACAATAACATTTCAACATCGTCACGAATCGTCATTTTTAGGTTAAAAAATCAATCAAATAAAACTTTTACATTGAATAATTGTTATATTTGTATGTCAAATGCAGAGACAAAAAGGAAATTATTAGAATCCTCTTGGATTAGTAGTGCTGCATTCACGAAAGTTCAAGGGGATTTTTCATTTTAAATGCAGTAAATTGAAAGTATCAGTTTTTAAGAATCTTTTTAGCTCAAAAGATACACCTTATGAGCTCACAATTCATGACATATACCAACGCATCAAAGTTGGAAATGCTGAATTGATTTCCAAAATCAACAAAATCAGAAAACTTGAGAAGAGTGATCCTGAGCATGACCGATTAAAGTCATCTCTCAATGCAATTATGTTCAATGGAATATTCTCAGAGAGAAACGACAATTCATTGGTTGAGCACTCCGGACTTTGCGTATTGGATTTCGACCAATATCCAACAAAGGAAGCAATGGATGCGGAGAGAGCTCGATTGATTGATGATGTCCATGTGATGATGGTATTCACCTCTCCAGGAGGAAATGGATTGAAGGCAGTCATCAGCATTCCAAAATCAGATAAGTTAGAACATAAGAGAAGATTCACCGCATTCGGAAAATACTTCCAATCAGATTATTTTGATGTCAAGAATTCAAATGTATCTCGTGTTTGTTTTGAGAGTTACGATCCGAAGATTTACTTCAATGAGTTTTGTCAAGAGTGGATTGGAATTGAAACCGATGAGGGATATCAGTATACCGAAAGAACTCCCATTTGCGTGTTGAATGATGAAGATAAAATCATCTCATTGATTGAACGATTTGACCATGGATGTAAATTTGAGGAAGGCAGTCGCAATCACTTTGTTTTCAAGTTGGCGTGTGTGATGTGTGAATATGGCATTGATAAGTCAACAACTGAGCAATATATTTGGACCAAATACTGCCAAGGCACGAGCTTCAACCATGGTGAGATGGTTACATCCATCAATTCAGCATACAAAAAAGCGACATTCTCATCCAAATACTTTGAAGATAAGGATACCTTCCACAAAGTCAAACAAAAATTGAAGTCGGGAATTGCTAAGGATGATATCAAAAAGCAATTGAATGTATCCGATGACATCATTGATGATATCAAGGAAGATATCGCATCGGGTGATGATGTTTTTTGGATGGTTGACTCAAAAAAGGGAATCCAAATTGAGCCAATCAAGTACAGTGAGTTCCTGGTGAAGAGTGGATTTAATAAATACTATCCGGAGAATGCTGAGAAACCGACATTTGTCAGAGTAAAAGAGAACAAGGTCCGACTCAGCTCAACAGAACAAATCAAAGATTATGTTTTAAACTACCTTCTCGATAAAAATGAGGTATCCGTATGGAATTACTGCTCCCGTTCACCGTATCTCTTCAATGAGAATCACCTCAACATGATTGACTCGATTGATATCTTCATGCTTCAGGATACAAAGGATGCATCATTCATACCATTCAAGAATGGAGTGGTGAAAGTATCCAAGGACCAGGTGAAGGTGATGAGTTACATTGATGTGGATGGATACATTTGGGAGAATCAAATCATTCAACGTGACTTCACTCCAATCAAGGATGCGAAAAATGACTTTGAGGATTTCGTGAAGAAAGTATCCGCTAATGATGATACTCGAATCATGTCACTTGAATCCACTCTTGGATATCTCATCCATTCATACAAAGATAAGACCGATCAAAAGGCAATCATCTTCAATGACCAAGAGATTGATGACAATCCAAATGGGGGAAGTGGTAAGTCATTGATGTTGGCAGCTCTTGGATACTTTCGAAGAGTCGTGAAGATTGATGGGAAGGCATTCAATCCTGGGAAGAGTGATTTCGTATATCAACGAGTGAACTTGGATTCTCAGATTCTTGCATTCGATGACGTAAAAAGAAACTTTGATTTTGAGCAACTGTTCTCAATCATCTCGGAAGGGATAACAGTCAACCGAAAAAATAAGGATGAGATATTTATCCCATTCGAGAGGTCACCAAAGATTGTCATCACAACCAACTATGTGATAAGTGGTGCCGGTAGCTCACATGACCGCAGAAGGCATGAGCTTGAGTTCTTCCAATACTTCCACTCAAGGAGGTCACCATTGGATGAGTATGGGAGATTGTTATTTGATTCATGGGGAGATGATGATTGGATTCGCTTTGACAATTACATGATCAAGAATCTTCAATTGTTCCTTTCCAATGGATTGACCAAATCAATCTCAATCAATGCCGATGCGAAGCGATTCATTCAATCCACATCGAAGGACTTTTATGATTGGACTGAGGAAGGCAATCTTCCGCTTAATATCTTCCATTACAATAGTGGAGTGATGCAGCAATTCACATCCGAATTCAATGGATGGAAGGACCTTGAGTCAAGGAAGTTCCTCAAGTGGGTAGCTGAATATGCTAATGTGAAAGGATTCATCATGAGCAAAGGAAGGAATCACAATGGAAGATACTTTGAATTGAGTATACCAGGAGTGAAGGTTGAGAAACCAAAGGATGATATTTGGGATGAGTTAAACGATAAAGCAAAGGAGATATGAAGCAAGATTATCAATTAGATGACCATATCTTTGATGTCGAAGATGGTGATTGCTATTTTGAAGGAATAGTCAAAGAAATAGATGATAGTGGTTTAGTGAAAAAATATCTTGTAACAAGAGTATTTTGGAGTGGAATAGATGAAAAAGATGATGACTATATCGGTCAAGTGATTGAGCCAAGATGGTGGTATATTAAAAAAGCAAAGGAGATATGACAAAGGAATTAGCAAGGGATATTTTGTACAATTACCTTCAGTATAAAATAGAAAACAAATCAGAGCTTCCAATATGGGATGAAGTAATAACGACAACCTACGAAAACAACGTATTAGCTTCGTGGACATTTAGAGGAATATTACAATTTATATACAACTTAGAGGAGAAACCATGAACAAACAAAACAAAGAACGAATCAAGGACCTTGAGAGAGCTCTCACCAGGGCGAAGTATCCAAAGATGCCATACATCGATTCATTTCTCACCAATTGGCAGGATAACAGTGCGAATGCTCTGACCAAATCAATATGTGGATTCCTTCAGATGAGTGGATGCCAAGCGGAGAGAATCAATACGATGGGAGTATATCGCAAAAAGTACCGCACCGATGGAGTGGAGATGGGAGGACAATGGACCAAAGGAACGGGAACACCAGGCTCCGCAGATATATCGGCAACCATTCGAGGGAGGTCAGTCAAGATTGAAGTGAAGTATGGGAAGGATAGGCAATCGGAAGCTCAAAAAGTATATCAAAAAATGATTGAGGATGCTGGAGGAGTATACTATATCTCAAGAACTTTTGATGATTTCATCGAATTTTATGATAATTTCATCGCTGAATTAAAATAAATAACTATCTTTATTGAAAATTAACACGCTAACAAATGGAAAAGAACACAAAAACAGTCGCAACACTGTACCAAAAGTTGCACACTGCCAAGTCGCAGATTGGAAAGGTAGCAAAGAATGCTACGAATCCACATTTCAAAAAGTCATATGCTGACATCAATGCACTGCTCACCGCAGTCGAGCCAATTCTATTGGAGAATGGATTGATTCTACTTCAGCCAATAGTTGGAAATGATGTGGTAACTCGAATCATCGACATCGATTCAGGTGAGATGGTTGAATCATTCATGACTTTGCCGATTATCACTGATCCACAAAAAGTGTTGAGTGCGGTGACTTACTTCCGAAGAGGAACATTGCAATCACTTCTCTCTCTTCAGGCAGTGGATGATGATGGAAAGGCAGCTTCAATTGCAGTCGCTCCGGTGAAACCTGCATTGGACAATGCGAGATTTGAATCCGCAGTGGCATCCATTCAAGCAGGTAAGTACACCAAGGAGCAATTGATTGAGAAATGGACATTGAGTGAAGTACAACTTAAAGCATTAGAACTATGAAGTGGCATCCATCCTCCATCGGCAAGTTGATGACCAACGGTCGTGGAAAAAACGAAGTAGGTGCAACCGCAAAGAGTTACATCAAGCAAGTTGCCAAAGAAAACTTCTACGGTTACCGTAGTGAGATAAATAACAAGTACATTCAAAAGGGATTGATGCAAGAGCAAGATTCAATTGACCTTCTCAACACCGTGCGATTCGAGGGATATGAGAAGAACACCGTGCGAATGGTGAACGAGGTCATGACCGGAGAGTGCGACATCATCACCAACGATTCAATCATCGATATCAAGACGTCCTGGTCATTGGATACCTTCCCAGTGATGGCAGAGGATGGATATGACGCACTGTATGAGTGGCAGTTGAGAGCTTACATGATGTTGTACGACCGACCTAAGGCAGAATTAATCTATTGCATGGTAACTACATCCAACGAGCTATTGAATGAGTGGGAGAACTTGGATATCCATCGTGTTGATCACATAGCACCTGAGAAGAGAATCACCGTGCTTTCATTTGAGAGAAATGAGGATAAAGAGATTGAGATGCTTGACCGATTGAAATGGGCGACTGAGTATTATGATGAGTATTATTCATTGCTTGAGGCTAAGTAACAAATCTATTCACGAAAATGGGTAAAAGTTGCCCCTTATATTAAATAGAAATGATAAATCAGAATAAGATGACAGCAGTAGAATGGTTATATAATCATTTATTTCCAAAACAACTTGATGGATTTAGTGATGAAGAATGGAATAAAATTGATTTAGCATTTAAACAAGTCAAAGAAATAGAGAAGAAGCAGATAGTTGATGCAGTTGATGAAGCTATTGAAAGAATGAGTGTGCTTGAAAATTTCAAAACATTAAAAAACGGAGAGCAATACTACAATGAAACCTTTATACAATTAAATGAAGGATAAGTCAATTGAGCAACAAATTGCAATAATATTTTATGTTGCTGCAGTTATTGAAATGATAGGAGGATTATTAATATTTAACTTTTACTTTTAAAACAAACAAAATGAGAAATTCAGTAAAAAATGTAGGTGGTTACAGATTAGGAGACCATAATTTAGCAACAACATTTATTATGACTTACAAACCAAAATGGATTCATAGAAAAATGATGAGTATATTTTTTGGAGTGAAATGGGTAGATGAAACCTTTAAATCAGAATAAGATGAAACAATATGAGATAAAACTTTGGGTAGATAAGTGGTTAAAATTAAAATCTGTTACATCAAATGGGAATAAAGAATTTGTGCCTTATAAGTTGGCGTTAAAGCTAAGAAAACTTGGGCTTAATGAAGATTGTTTTGCTTTTTATGAAAGTGACAATAAATTAAT